ATTGGCGCAGCGATCTCCGCGTTTTTCACGATCAAAACCTATTATGCCTCGCGACGCGAAAGGCGACAGCTGCTGGAGGAAGAGCGCAAGCGAACAGAGATGCTCAGAGCCTATCTGGACAGCGTAATCGCTAAGCCGGAAAGCGAGCGTCCAACCGCTGCTGAAGTCGTGGCTAAAGCAACTGAAGGCGAGAGGAAGACAGATGCCGACAATTAACAGAAAAGCCAGCGCAGCAGGCGCGGTATGTACTGTTGGCGTCATCGTTGCAATCATGCTTTTGGGCGGGCAGGTGCGCACAAATCAGTGCGGGCTGGAACTCATTGGTAATGCAGAAGGGTGCCGGCGTGAGCCATACACATGTCCGGCAGGCTTTGTTACCGACGGCATAGGCAATACACACGATGTTAAGCCAGGCACACGCAAAACTGACGAACAGATAGCCACAGACTGGCAACAAAACATACTGGACGCGGAAGCATGCGTAAATCGCTACGCCGCTGGCGACCGGCTGCCGGATAACACATTTTCCGCTGCGGTCTCGATCGCATTCAATGTCGGCTGCCCAAAAATGCAGAAATCGACAATGTTCCGATATTTCCGCCATGGGCAGCTGGTGGACGGATGTAATGAATTTCCCCGGTGGGTTTTCGGTGGGGGCAAAGAGCTGCCTGGGTTGGTGACACGTCGCGAGGAAGAAAGGCAGCTTTGTCTGGAGGGCATGAAGTGATGCGGTATGTGCTGCTGTGCCTCTGCCTGGTTGCGCTGGGAGCCGGACTGCTCGCCAGCTACTATCACGACAAAGCCACACAATGGCGAGCGGCAGCACATCAGACGCAACAGCTGGCGAAGCAGCAAGAAGCCGCTGTCAGCGAAATGCAGACACGACAGCGTGAGGTTGCCGCGCTCGATGCGAAATATACAAAGGAGCTAGCCAATACTCAGGCGACTATTGAGCAGCTTCATCATGACGTTATTGCTGGTCGCAAGCGGCTGTACCTCAAAACCCGCCGTTCAGCCATGCCAGAGGGTAAACCTCCCAGCGCCGCCAGCGTGGATCATGCAGCCCGCACCCGATCTGCTAAGTCCGCTGAACGGGATTATTTCACTCTCAGACGTCGAATCGAGCTCACCAGAAAGCAAATAGCCGGCCTGCAGCAATACATCAGAGAGCAATGCCTATAGTGACCATCACAGGGCGCCCTTATGAAAGAGCTTTATGATAAAGGAGCCATACAAGCTCGGCTAACGGGAAAAAACAGTGCGCTAATCTGCAGTCCGGCATTGACAATGCCGAGCGCGTCAGAGTACTTTGCCTGAATACATATCGCTGGCAGGCTTAGTAAAAATCAGGGCCTTAAGCATTTGTTGTGACATCAGCACCAACAGTTTTGTTTGTAAATTACCTTATGCACATTTAGTATCTTCACTTATTACAGTGTGGATAAGGAATAGTCGTTTGATACCTCCATTTACAGTCTCAGGTGTATTACCTCCGTTTATGGGAGGGGATCCGACCAGCTTTAATGGTCAAGCTCCTTATCGCACTTCAATGGTTGACGTGGTTAACCGTTTTTCGTTTAACATCGAGCGTGTTGCTATTCTTGAAGGGCTATTCGGCTATAGAGATAAGATGCGGTCTCTAAATGTTAAGGGTTACCAGTGGTTAGATGGTAGTTTTGTCGAGGATTGCGAAAAAACTCGTAGTCGCCCTCCAGCGGATATTGATGTGATCACTTTTGCGTATCGACCTTTAGACGGGCAAAGTAACTTTTTAGATACAGCCTCGTTTGAAAAGGTCACGGATCAACATCCAGACCTTTTTGATCCTGAAGAAGCAAAAGCAAAATTTAAATGTGACGCTTATTATGTTGATTTTAACCAAGCCCCGCATAACCTCGCTCAAGCTGTTACGTACTGGTGTAATTTATTTTCACATTCAAGGGTCAACAACCTTTGGAAGGGAATGTTACAAGTTGAGCTTAATGTAGATGATACGCAGGCGCGCGCTATACTTGAGACGAAAAAACAAGAACTGCTTGCTGCAAGTGTAGGGGGGAGTAATGCTTAAAAAACTTGAAATAGATACTTTAAGGGCAGAGGTATCATCATTGGACTTTCTTATTTCTGAAAGGAAAGACGGTGACCCTATCGGCACAAAACAGTTTGTAAAAAGAAGAAATAAACTGTTAGAGAAAATAGCCTCTATTAGCCAAGAAGTTTCTCCTTTGGCAAGTGTAGGGCTGTTTTTTGGCGGTAATCCTGTTTTTGGTTCAAGAGGAATTGATTCTCATTTTGCAAGTTCAATTTTGGACAGGTTTCAATCTATAGTTAATAAGCGTTATGCTTTTTTGGAAACGGGAGCCTTATCTTCTAGGGGGCCCATTCCAAATAGTAATAATGCAAAATTAATGATAACAGATGTTGCTCGTGGTTCATTTGGTTTTGTGTTAGAAGAGAACCCAAAAGACACTCTAGATGGCGTAGAGACTGAGCTGAAGCATGTTGTTGATAATGTTAGTGATATATTAGGAAGAATATCATCAGCTGATGAGGTTGTTTTTAATGAAATATTTGAAGATTTGGATGAAAGAACATTAATGGATGTTCGTGCGTTTTATGAAGAATTACATTCTTCAAAAGCTACTTTGAGAATTGTTGATGAAAATAATGAGTACCTATTAACAGAAGATAGAATCGCAATTGCCAAGCGACGGATGGAATCGGTTAGTATTTCTGACGAAAAAATTGTAGATATTTCGGGCAAGCTATACCTACTTCCCTCTGATCGAAAGTTTGAAATCCATATATTATCAGAGGACCGTTCAATAAAAGGAAGGGTTAGCAAAAAGTTCTTTGAGGAACAGACAAGTAATCTTGATTCTTTAGTGGGCAGGCAAGGTTCGTTCAAGCTGATAGCTAGGGATATTTTCAAAGATGGTGAGATTGTGAATACTAAATATACGCTTGAATCAATAAATTAATTTATGATTCTTATATTTAAACCGCCTCTGGGCGGTTTTTTTATCGATAAATTCTGCCGTATGCTTTAATAGCAGCGATCTTGAGCTCCATGTTATCACAGTTCATATAGTCTATTAAATACTCAATTACCGGTGATGCGGTGCATCTTCCTTCACCAAGTGCATAGATTGTGGCAAGTTTTAATTCTCGGTCGTGCCCGTTCAGATGCCTTAACAAAAGATTGGCCATCGCTTGAGACATGCTCATAAACACTCCTTTTTGAAGAAAAATACATGGTACTCACCGATAAACCAGAAATGTTCTGTAGAGAGTACCTCTTTGATTTTGATATTGTTCCAGAAATTATATCAGGGGTAGCTCAAATGTTGAGTAAAAAATGATTGTCCCGCCACGCCCTGAACCTGCGGGTCCTCCCGGAGGGGTACCCTGTCCACGAGGCGGCGGCCCCGCAGAAAACGGCTAGTTTTGCGATTTTCATAGGGACACCACCACGTGTCGTAACTAATTGAATTTAAGAGTTAAATCGGCTTCTTAGGTGTCCATCTCGCCAAAAACAGGGACAGGTGGATAGCGGTTAATTACATGATATCAAAAAGGAAATTCGAAGCTGAGCTGGTGTGTTGAGGTGAGGAATGTCAGACATCAGCAGAATCGGGGATGCCTATAACTGGAGTATTGCGAAAATTGCTGAAGCTTTCGGCATAGATCGTAAGACAGTCAGAAAGAAAATCATGAACGCTCAGGTTGCATCCGCCGGAAACATTCGTGGAAATCCGGTCTATGCCCTTAAGGACATCGGTCCTGTTCTCTTTACCCCTGATGAAGCTGCCGCACCTGAAACACTTCATGATCCTTCCCGCATGGATCCTAAATCCCGTAAGGACTGGTTTCAGTCTGAGAATGAGCGCGTAAAGCTTGAAGCTGCGCTCAGCCAGCTCGTTCCTGCTAATGAAGTACATCGCGAGATGGCCATGATGGCGAAGTCTGTTTTACAGGTGCTGGATACATGGCCTGACAGGCTCGAGCGCGATCGTGGGTGGTCTCCCCATCAGATTTCAGAAGCACAAAGCATTGTTGATGAAATTCGAGAAGCGCTGGCTGCAGAGATCCGTAGTGCAGATATCGACGAGGAGAGTGGGTCATGACATACGCCTCAGCTGCTGAGATACGTCAAGACGTATCCGAACTCTTCAAGGCTCCGCATCGAATGCCAGTCGCTGATGCGGTTAAACGCTACATGCGCGTGCCTTTGGGGGGCGGCA